CTCATGCCTCAACACGGTACGCGCGAAAGACCGGCCCGCGTCACCACCCCACAATGCCCACGCGATCCTGCCAGCGGAAGGGTAACCAGGTTCACTTGGACTCCAGCCTTCACCCTCCTTGTCCACCTCATGCCGCGCAAAGTAAGAGTTCATGCGCCGGATCGTGTCAACGCTCAGGTTTCGATTGTTCACGATGTCGCGTGCGCGGGCGACACCAACTTCCGTGCCACCCCGACCGTACTCCCGTCGCCATTCAAGGCCACGCGCTGCTTCCGTTCTCATGCCTCTGGTGGGCTTGTAACTGTCTTCATGCGCCATCAGCTGCTGCCAATGCTGCAAGCCGTTCCTGGGCTGCTGACAGCCTCTCAGGGGTACGTGCGGCAAGCACTACAGCTTGCGATGCCGCGTCCAGGAATGAAAGGTCAGGGTTGGAGTCCATGATGCTTACGACACGCCGGTGGTACGTTTCACTCACCACGCGATCGTCACGCTTGATGCGTGTTGCTTCACGAACTTGGACGCTACCGTCCGTTAAAACTTCCAAGCGGTCAATGATGGTTTCCTCAGTCAAAGCCATGACACCCTCCTACGCTGTCGCGTACGAACCACCCAAGATCAACACGTTATCGCCACTACCGGAAGCGAAGTCAGTATTACTCAAGTAACTTATGGTTCCATTCGAAGTGTTATCCGCAATATACACAATCGAATTATTGTCGGTCACGAACGCAAACAGTTGCGTTTTAGACGTTGCAAAGTCAACCGCAGCGCCAATCGCTACACCCGCCCGGTAGTTTGTTGTGCTGTTACTCACGAACGGAAGGCCGCTGACATAAGCGTAACCATTTGGACTACTAAGGCTAGCCGTCGCAATACGACACCAAAACGACACTAGATTCCCAACGCGCAGGTACCGACCATACGTGTCAATCGTCGTTACACTACCGCCAAGATGAAAGTCGTACGCAGGAGTCCACGTTCCCTCCTCCACGTCCGGTTCATTCTGCGCAGCAAACAACAACCAACCAGTCGACGTTGACGAAGCCAACAACACCGGCACGACAACCGTGCCCGGTGACGTGCCAAGCCCACCCGCATCCTGAAGGTAATACGTGCTACCAGCAGACAATCCACTCAAGCCAAACGCAAAACCAGTCGACTGAATCACGATGTTATCCACGTCAATCACTTCAACAATCACGCCAATAACCCGCGCGTTGCTTTTAGTGTCCGCCGTGGCCTCCACGTAATCCGCGCCATCAAACCAAACGCAGTCACCCACGCTCAACCCATGACCCGTCTGCCCAACACTGAAACGACCCGTCGCATACGACAGGTCACTCACGCTAATGTTTCGATCGCGACTACCAGCCGCTTGCGACTGATCACTCAACAACAGCAGGTCATCAACCGCGACGGCCGTGCCACCAATTGTAGTTTGAGAATTCCACTTTGCCACGCTTACGCTCCCTCCGCCAAACGATAGTCATCAAGAATCAAGAAGGCGCCGTTATCCATCAACAAGTACACGATTGTTGGATCCACGTACCCTGCACCATTCACGTCAAACACTTCAACATCAATCGTGCTAGTTACGCTCCCCTCACCATAGTCACGACCAAAATCATCCGTGTACGAACGACTAATGACGCGCCCAACCTCACCAGACGGAAGTGTCACGCGCTTCCCAACGTCACTAAACTTCACGGGAAACGCACGCCATGCACTCTGATCCACCGTTCGAATCAACGTTGGACTAATGGCTTCCATCACGTAAGCGTGAGCAATTTCTTCAACCGTGTTGACTTGGTTGATGCCGTACCCGGTAATGCGAATGTCGCGGGCACGCTCACCATAAGCGTTCAATGATGACACCAACGCGCCGCCAAGGTCACCGTACGTGTCCTCCAAGAGGCCTTCAGCGTACGTGCCAACGATTTCAGTGGCGCCCAACTCCCACTTGTTTGTCGCGTCACCAAGTTGCACGACAACACTGCAAGGGTTAGCTGCAAAGTTCACGGTTGGTTCGAAATCGTTCACGCCCGTGGGCCACATGGTGACAGTGCGCGTTGCGGCATTATAACGGGCTGCAAGTTCAATGCGAAGGTACGCGTTAGGCCAGAACGTATTACCCACGAAGATCCTGGTTTTGATGGCCGTCACGGTCGACCCGTCAATCGGAATGTTGTTCACGTCCGCAGCCGCAGGAGTGTGCGTGGACGCCGCGCCATTCCCTTGCGCGTAATACTTGATGCTTACCTGCACCACGTTGCTACTGTCCTTCAACTTCACTTCACCGTCAGCCAGCACGTTAGCGGTCATGCTCCACGCTTGCGGATTCCAACCGTACTGCGGTTGAGGAGCATTCGCGTTCGGGTTCGTAAGGTCACTGCCAGTCCCATTTGACGGCAGGCTGCTACTGCCCGTGTACGCGTTCGACTGCAACCGGAAGAACGCGTCCTGCATCACGCCAGCATCAACCGTGATCGCGTACGGCACGCTAGTCACCGTCGCCTTGTTAATGATGCCCACCGGGTTCGATTGGCCCTGCGAAACTTGGTACGCGTCCTTCGCGGTGAGCGTCACAACAGATGACGCAATCGCATCAGGACCGTACGCGGGCACAATCTCCAACTGGTTACCAGGCGTGGCACGCACAATCGTTCCAGGAAACGGCGACAGAAGCTCATCCAGCATCTGCCGCATCGTCAACTTCGACTCATCCGATTGTTCATAAAACAATGCCGGACTGCCAATACGACCAAGTGTCGCGTCCGCCGCGTACTGCGCTGGCGTGGCCGCAGCAAGCGTCCCACTAGTCGTGTCACGCACCCTCAAACGCAAGTCCGGAACGCGAACGAAATTGAACCACGGGTACAAGCTATTCCACTGACTAAAGATCGCGTCAATCAACGCTTGCGGCGTCGTGTAACTAACGCCACCCTCCGTAAACAACGGCAGGCTACCGTCAAACAACTCATCAGCCTTGCCAATCACGGCAGGGCCGTACGTGCGCGTCATGCGCGACAACAACGTTTCACCCGTGTACTGGTTCACAAACTCTTGCGTTTGCTCAGGCAACGCCAGGTAACCCGTTGCCGGGGTAGCCGGGTTCATGGCTTCAAGGAACACGTTCGACGCAATGCTGGACCGTTGCGTGTCCAAAAGCGTTTGTTCACTCACGCCAAAATCCAGTGCGTTAACCGTCACGCTGTCCAGGAGGCTGCCAACGTCATGCGTCATGTTGCTGTTAATGCGCTTGTACGATTTCGTGGCGGGCGTGGGATCGTACTCACCAGCGCCTGTGGTGACCAGCCACGCATCCCACGTTTGACTACCTAAAGCCGTTACATTCGAAAACGCGCCAAGGTTGATCACGTCACCAACTGCAACGGACGTTGTGCCAAGCACCGTAATCAAGCCAGCATACTGATCCGTGCCAATCAAGCGATTGAACCAAAAATCGTTGTAAGACGTGCTGAACACCGTCAAGTCACTCACTGACGTGGCGTCATACACTGGAAAGTCCGTGCCTTGAGCGACATCCAATGCCCGCGCTTCATTATCCTGCGACGTCCGTGCCGTCGTGTACAACGCGTGAACCAAACCAATCAATGGCCTCTGCCCAGTAAATGACCCAGGAATTGTCAACGCCGCATAATTCGCTAAGATCACTGGGACATTCGTGAGCGTCACTTCGCCCACGACAGCGAACTGGGTGATGCTCATAGCGACAAGACGCTGTGGGAACACTTGCGGACCACTGACGGTGACCGTCAAATCAGGCGGCACGCCATCACTAGCGTAGTAACGCCAAGCTTCAAGCGGATGCAATTCTGAACCCGTGTCACCCGTCGTGCTTAGAAACTGCGTCCAAGCACCGTCCACTTCAGGCGTGTTCAAAGTTGAAAGAGGATCGGCTTCGCTGCTAGCAACAGTGAACCACGTGACAGGAAAGTCAAACGATGGACCGTTCGTGACCTGCTTGTAATCCCAGTCTTGCGGGTCGACAAGTTGGTACTGCCGCAAGTAAACGATGGGCAAGCTGCTCACGTTGCCTGCACCACACTCAAGAACGTGCTGCTATTAACAAACCGCAAGCGATCCACCGGATACAACACCAACTGAAGCGACTCCTGAAAACCCTGCACGTTCGCATTCACCACACGAAAGTAACCAAACTCCGACTGCGTATAAGTCGCACCAGACCGTCGATCCACTTCCGTCCACTCAAACTTGCACAATTCCGCCCCATCACCCACGATTGCATCACGAAACCCATCAAGCGTACGCCGCGGCCCACGCGCAACAAACTTCGCGCTCTTCCCCAGCAGGTCATCAATCACTTTCTTCCGCGCGTACCGTTGCACGTCAAACGTGATTGGTTCCTCAGCATCAGCAATGCCAGTCACACCCTGCGGGTACAACTTCTCCCTAACCCTCACCCCAACACTAGATAAGGTGACGGCCGTGAAGCGCGTGGTCGGTGCAACGTCATCGTTCACGTACACGCTGCCACTAATCGTCAAAGTGCTCACGTGAACACCCGCCCTTCAAGCGCATCAAGGCGCGGTAAGAGGTTCCTGCGAAGCACGTCCTCAAACTGTTTGTACGCGTCCGTGCCAACTTCACGAAGTCGGGCGCGGGTGTTTGGATCGTCAATCAAGCCTAGGCTGTTCTGCTGGTTGAACGTGAAGTCAATACGAATGGCGGACGGAGTACGCGCACGCGCTGTAGCCGCAGCCTCCTCAACCTCATCCTGTCGCCTGCCACCACGCGTTGCGCTAACACCAAGCAAAGTGATCAAGCCAGCCACCAACGCGCCAATAATGTCACCCACGTCCCCACTAAACGCGCCACCAATGCCTTGCGCAACAACAGCAGTCGAAACCGTCTGACCAACAGCGGAAGCGAACGTCGTCAACAAGATCGTGAACGCTTGATCAATAGCTCCACCCTGCACGCTGGCAACAATCCCATCAATAAATCCTGCACCAGCAGACAACACGTTGTCACCAAACGTTTGAGCGTAAAACTGAAATTCATCCTCAAGCGTAGGAGTCGTAATCTGCACTTCCGGAATGGGAAGACCAACCGCTCCAGGAGTAGTGACCGTCGGCGTTGGGATTGGAAGGGCACGCACGCCTAAGGCCGTAGCAGTGTCAGCAGCAATGGCTAGCGCGACAGCAAGATCATTTGCGCTGGTGTTCACGCCACGCACAGCTTCAGGCAAGTCATCGAACAACACGGTTGCGCTGGACTCAAGGCCAGCAACGAACGTGTCGAAACGTTCTTGCAGTGTCGCGCGACGCTCACCAATAACGGACAAGGCAGTGCCAGCATCCACGATCGACGTAACCGCAGTACCCACCGCCGGCAGTGAAAATGGAGTGACGCCAGGTGCTGTCACGCCACCCGGTCGACCTGCCAAGATTTCTGCACTAGAGCGCGTGGCGCCTTCAAGGTCATTAATGGCGTCAGTCAACGCTGGAGCTTCGATTTGCGTGACACCACCACCAGCAAGGCCTAGGGCGGGTGCAATACCGGCGCCAGGAACGCGTACGCCTGGAGTAAAGCCAGCCTGAAGTTGTTGACGCACGTAATCGGGAACGTCGCCAATGTCAATCAAGCCTTCAGGCGTTTGCACTTGCAAGTTCAATGCAAGACGCAACCGCAATCGCTCCGCGTCAATGACAGCCTGCTCAAGCGCACGGGCTGACGCGCGACCTGCTGCCGCAACAACCGCTTGCGCTTCCGCAGCTGCCGCAGCAGCAGGAGAACCTGCAAACGATGGAAAGTCAGCAAGACCAAAACCGGTTGCCGCTGGCGTTGTGCCGCCACGACCGCCACCACCGCCGCCACCACCAACAACCGTAGGAGCAGCCGTTGGAGCAGTCAAGCCAAACTGGCGAAAGAACTCCTCCTCAGACTGCCCTTGCAGAGGATCAAACGGGTTCAATGCAATCAAAAGATTACGGAAGTTACGAACAATCTCCTCACGATTTGTCAATGACTCAAAAAAGCCGTCAATAGCCGTGATCGCGTCAGTCAACCTGCCAGTCGTCGACTCAATCGCGCTACCAAGCGCATCCCAAACGCCTAAGTCACCAAGCGTGTCCACAAGACTAGCGAACGCGCCTACCAACTCCGTCACGGCAGGCAAAATGTTCTCACCAAACTCAACACGCAACTCAGCCAAAGCCGTGTTCAACCGCGCGCTACTACCAGACAAGCCGCTAAGCAACTCATCCACGTCCTCAATCTCACTCTTCGACTCTTCAAAAATCGCGTTCACACGCGCTTGAATCAATTCTTGCTCAGTCAACTGCTCAACAGTCTTGCCAACCGACTGGGCATACCTTTGCTGCGCTGGGCCAAGGTTCGCAACAATGCCACTGGTTTCCAACAGTTCACTACGGCCCGTAGCAACCGCAACACTCACGTTCTCAAACGCGCGGGTGATATCTGTTCCCGCGGCAGCTGCACTAGCACCAGCAGCCGTCAATGCCTTCTCAACATCCTCCAGTGAACCGCCAGCACGCAAGATCAACGTTGTAGCCTCTTGCACAACGCTAGGCAGCACACCAAACCGGTCACTCAACCCTTGAACGACAGTGTTTGCGCGTTCAATATCAATATTGCTGCGTTGCAACTGCTTGTTGAACACCAGAACAGCGTTCTCAGCACGTTGCGCTTCACTAGCCAACGCTCCAAGACCACGAATGAAGCCTTGAGCAGCGTAAAGCGTGCCGCCCAACGCGAACACGTTACGAATCGTGTTGCCAACGTTCGTGAACGACTTATCCAGTCGATCCGTTTGACGTTGCGCGTTATCAACCGCTTGATTTAGTTCACGACGCAAACCAGAGACGTCCGCCTCCAGTTTGACGATCAGCGTCTCCAACGTTTGCGCCATTAGTCCTCCAAGAAGTCCAACAAGTCCTGGCTCACAAGACCAAGCCTCACACCAACACGCAAGTCAGCATGAATCGATTCACTAAACCGACGGTCACCCGCAGGCTTCGCCCACTCCGGGAACCAGTCAAGCAACGAAGCGTTCTTCACGCCCACGCTAGGTGCAATAAGGCTAGCAATCACGTGCATTGGGTACTGCCGCCTGAACTCCAACAACGGCAGGTTCTCAAGAATGTCACGCACGACCGTCCACGGGATTTCGTCCCAGTCGCGCCACGTGACATTCGAATTAGCAAAGATTAAGCTGCGGGTTCGTGCCCACTTACGCTCAACATTTCTTCTAACGCTTGCACGATCCCCTGATGGTACGTCAACGTTGCTTGAATCTCTTGCGGGTTCGTCAACTGTTCCACGCGCTTTCTCTCTCTCCTGTTCGCTCTCTCCCGCAAGATCACGAACAAAGGGCCGCAAAGTACCTCCACTGCCTCCGCTACTTCGTCACCCTTGACGGGCATGTCCAACAGTTTTTCAATGCTGATGTTCTTCTTGCAGCGCGTGCGAATGAACACGCGTAACGCTTCAAGGTCGTACCTGGCCTTCAACGTTTCGTCTTGCGTTGCAATCAATGACTCTAGCGATTCACGTTCTCCTGCCGTGTAGTAGTCCCACACGGGAATGTCGAACCCTAGTGCGCTAACGCTTTCCATCAAGGACCACCTTCGTGTGCACGCCTGGTGCAAGGTTTGGGTTTTTGACCGTCACAGTGTACGGCTTGTCGTTAGCGTACATGAATAGTTTGAGGGTCACGAAGCGTGAGCGTGACGTGCCATTCACGAACAGGACGTCCAATGTCACGCCGTCAGGTGTTGTGGTGGCACCCAAGCCCTGCATGAACGGCTTGAGTGCCACCCACTTGGCGGGAGATCCCGCCGCGAACATTAAGCGAACGGTCCTTCGTCGCTAATGGCAAACGTCCAGGACGTTTCAGCAACGCCGGATTCGTTGAACGTGAGGCTACGGTCGCTGAAGAGGCCTTCGTATTCGTACGCTTTGGTGAGCGTGCCATCGCGGGAGACGGTGGTGACTTTGACGCGGGAGTCCAGGTTGAAGCGGAACGCGCCGTCAGCCATGTAGTAACCGGCGTCGTTCGTGACCAGGTTTGCGGTCCAGGAGATGCTGCCGGTTCGACCGTCTGTGATCGTGTCGAAAAAGTTGTCCTCAGCGGTGCTGAAGTCGGTAATGGTTTGCGTGCCGCGGCTGTCGCTGACGGCAATGCTGTTCTTCGGGCGACCGAACGTGACGTACGATGCGAACCATGCGTTGGCGGGAGTGCCGCTGGTCGTGGCGGAAGCGGATGACGTGCCACCGGTAACGGTTTCAGCGTCTTGGAACGTGCCGGTGACACTGGCGACCAGGAGCTTGCTGCTGGCCGCGTCAACGTACACGATTTCCGCAGTTGCGGTAGACGTGCCGCCAGTGACGGTTTCGCCAACTTCAAAAGTTCCCGTAAGGCCCGTGTACGTGATGATGAGGCTGTACGCCTTGACTTCAAGGGTAACGCCGGACCGGCTGACCAGTTTGGAGACTGCCATGATGTCCTCCTAGGGAAGATTAGGCGATGTCGTCAAACATCGCAGTGTTCGTGAACGTCATGATAACGCCCACGTAGTTTTCGTCCCGCTGGATGGCAGTGCCTGCCGTGCGGGCGTAATTGATGGCTTCCATGCGCGTGCGGGCTGCTTCTGCTGTCGTCAACGCGGACACTAGGCTAGTGTCGCTCCAGCATTGTACTTGCACGCTAATGTCTTCGTACACGCTGCCACCGAAGTCCGTCTCAGGTGCCGTGGGAATCAAGTCGATGATGATGTGGTTTGCATCGTCCGGCATTTCCGTGCTGGGGCTGAGGGTAGCGCGGACGATGACTTTGACGCCCGTGAGTTCCAATGCCGTGCGAACGGCAATCAGTTCGTCTTGTAGGGTGAGGGCCATCAGGAGATCCTAATGTTCCGCACTTTTTTGAGGAGTGCACTGATGCTGGGTCGCATGAATGGGCGGGGTGCCATTCGACGCGTTCCGAACTCTAGGAACACGGGGTACGGTGGTTGGTTCGTGAACTGTTGCGGTCGTGGCCCTACTTCGCTACGCAAGTCATTCGGCGTGGCCCGCTTCGTAACGGCAATGCTTTCCATCAACCTGCCGCTCTGCCGTGCGGGTGGATCACCAGGAGCTGATGACGTGCGCCTGCTACCAGGCCACCGAATCCCGCGCCCCTCCTTGTTTCGTTCAAGCGTTCCATAAATCTCAGCCCGCAACGACTCCGCGTACACGTTCAACGCACGCGCGCTCTTCCGGTTCAGGTTGTTCATTGCATCATTCACGCTCACGCGTCACCATCCCGATGCTCAAGCAACAACCGAACGTTCCACATGTCATCAAAAACTTGCACGATTCGATAAACGTCCGTACCAATCAAAATACGGTTTGCACCAGGCTTCACGCTCACGCCACGCGGTAGAAGCATTTCATGCGTGACGAACACGTCCCGCGCACCAGCACGCTCCTGTAGCGCCTCAGGAGCATTTACAAGCGTTGCACGGTACGACTTGTCATTGTTCCACCCGTCCACGAACTCAAGGCCGTTATCGACCGCTGAGACCGTTTGAACGATGGCAGTGACAACCAACTGGTTCCTCACAAGCGCACGTCCAACGAACGGCCACCAACGCGACCTACCGTCAACTCAATGATCTTGTCGTCAATCCACTTGCCTGCATTTCGAATGAAACGCGCGACCGTGGCAGCATCCCGGTACTGTTCACTAAAGCCGCTAGTGCTGAAGCGTGTCACGTACGTTGGGTTTGCCTCAATCAACGCGGCAGCTGCAAGGTGAGGACGGTAGTACGTGACGTCCGGGTCAGGGTTCGTGTCGACAACCTGCAATGCCGTGATCGTGCCAATAATCACGGTGTCTTCAAGGCTGTCTGCGGGGTAAACGTTGGCTTCGTTGGGAATGTCACGCAACGCAAAGCGTGCGTAGGCCAAAGCCCATGCCAACGATGTCGTGTCGTTCAGCGCGTAGTCAATGCTGTTGAAGAGTCGCGCCATGCTTGCCTCCTCACGTCCAACAATCGTTGAATGGGGCGGTTGGGAATCTTGTTGAAGGTATCACTCACGCTAGCGGACTGCGTTAGTCGCCTCACGCGTTTCGCATCACGTCATTCCGCGCGACATTTCATGCGGTACTCAAGCGGTGGCATCCTCAATCCTTTTGACGATGCTGGCTTTCGCCCGCAACTTGCCAAGATCAATACCCTGCTCCACAGCAAACGCACGCAAGTCATCAAGACTCCAGGACGTGAAATCCAGTTTCCCGCCCTCAACAGCGTCAAGGGTAATGACTTCAAAGTCTGGGTGCGTGAAGGCCAAATGGTCCTCACGCACCCAGAACGTGCGTCCGGTTTTAATGTTCCGAACGCGATAACTTTTCATTACGCGATATCGAACGTTCCCAAGCGGTTGCCGTCAACAACCTTGTTGCCCCATGCCATGCGGGCGCGAATGCCGGTCTTGAAGGACGACTCAAGGCGAATCGCTTCCGGTTGACCAATCAACTGGCGGGCGTGCGCAATGGCAGTGTACGAACCGTACAAGCCGTACGTGGTTCCAGCCGCCACGGCCAGGTTGTTGCTGACGTACACGTCCATGCCGCCAATTGCGCCAACAACGCCAGTGCGGCGAACTTGAGCGCCGTCACCTTCTGCGCTGACGAACGTGTTGTTCTTCAGCATGGCGCCGTACATGGCGGGGTTGACGACCACGAAGTAGTCGCCGGTGTTGTCAGCCGCTTCAAGGTTGGTGCGGGCGTCGATCACGGCGTCGTACACGTCGGTCGTGCCAATCGTGACGGTAATTCCGGCAAGGGCAGCGTTCGTGTACTCATCAGCGATGCTGGTGTCAATCTGCTTGGCCAGGGCGTACGCGCTTTCGCGGGTGTAGAGGGTGAGGAGGTCAACGTTGGACTGCACTTCGTCCAGGTCGTCCACGCCGAACGACACGTAGTAGTCCTTGTCAATGACAAGGCTGCGGGTGGTGCTGGATGGGTTGCCGTACGTGACGGTGGTAACACCGTCCGTGTACGTGGCTGCCGTCAATTGCGTGGGGCCTTGAATGCGGACGGTATCGCCAACGTTGGCAATGTCACCGGCGTACGTGAGGTCAACGATGTTGGGGAGGACAAGGGCTTTCTTGAGGTTGTCAAGGATGCTGGTTGACCAAATTTCTGGGATGAAATCGTCAGGGTAAGCCATGAGATGTTCCTTTCACGCTAGGAGCGTTTGAGTCGGTGCAGGTTTTCGCGTACCCAATCGGCTGGCTTTCCGCGGAAGTCGTCGGGACTGAGTTGTCCTTGTTTGGCTGCCGTGGAGTTTGCTGGCGTGACTGGGGCGCGGGCGGGTGTTGCTTGTGGTGCTAGGAACGTGAACGTTTGGAGGAGCCGGTCAGGGTCAATGTCGCCATCTTCGGTGAGCAGGTCGGGGTTGCCGTCCGCTAGTTTGAAGGCGGCTTCAGGGTCGATGACGTGGCTGGAGAGTTTGCGGATTGCTTTTTCGCGGCGCAGGTTGGCTTCGTATTCTTGCAGTTTTGCGTCGCGTTCTTTGAGGTCCGCTTCCAAGCGTTCTAGTTCGCTGAGCTTTTGGCGTTCTAGTTCTTTGGTGCGTGCTTCCGCGGCTTCTTGTAGTTCGCGTGCTTTGGTGCGCCATTTGGCGTTTTCTTGTCTGAGGGATTGGACGTATTCGCGGTCGAAGGTGTCGGTGGCTGGTGCCGTGTCGTTGGTTGGTTGCGTGTCGTCCTGCGTCACGTCAGGTGCTTGGGTGTCGGTGTCGGTCATTTGTCACACTCCGGGTGCGTCTTGGTGGGTCTTATCCAATCCGGTTGGTGCCCTGTGGGTATGGTCGTGCATGGTCAGTATACATGGTTGATTCTTTGGGGAGAGTGTGGTTAGAGGATGTCGCGGCCTTCCACCGTCCTGCGAAACCGCAGGGCATGACCACAGTTCATGTGCTCACCCGGATCACTCACCGCATCCCAGTCACGCGGACCGTACACTTGCGACCCAACGTTCGGGCCACCCGGCAGCGTAAACAACTCATCAACTAGGATCGTGACGCCCTCCAGGTCGCCATGCCAGTCACGCTCCTCACGCCGCGGCCACGAACGCACCCACGTCTTGAACTCAACCTCCGCCAGTACCGCCAGTTCATTCCCGCTAGCGTCAATACCAGCCCACAGCGTGTTGTCCGTAACGTTCTTCGCGTAATTGTCCACGAACACGCGCGTCAACTCCGGACGATCATCAAGCGTGTTCACCAACTGGCTAACAAGCGTTCGCGATTGACCATTCGCCTGCACCGTCCAGTCAGCCACCGTTTCACGCGTGATGACCGCCGGAAGGGCAAGATCCCGCGCGTACGCTTGCCAGCCTGTCACGCGGCCCTCAAGGAACGTGGCAGCAATATTGCGGATTGCGTCATCCACCGCCAGCGTGAACAGGAGCTCCGCTAGTTGCGTTGCGCGACGTCGACTGCGTTGCTGCGCCGCTTCAAACAACTGCCCTAGAAGCAGCCACTCTTCCACGATTACTGACCATTCAACGCGGCACGCAAGTCATCAGCTGAAACGGTAGCCGTTTGACGCGTGATCCACGCTTGCAGTTCCTCATCATCCCAGTGACCGTAGTACGCCTGCATTTCACGCGCGGCAACATCAAGGGGAATGATTCCCTTCTCATACAGGCTGATGGTCCATTGTGCCTTCTCTTGGAAGTTGTCGTACTCATCGGTGGGCGTGACGTGCACGACTTCTGGTTGCGTGCCAATCAATGCCGCGTAGTCAGCAACCAGTTCCGTGAGGAGGCTGGAGAGTGCTTCGGCGTACCCGCGTGCGTTCTGTCGGAAGCGGATGTTGGCTTCTTTGAATGCTTCACCGCTGGGACTGTCGCTGCCTAGGAACCCGCCGGGCAGGGCAAGGTCTTCGCGGAGGCGTTCCATTCGAATGCCGCGTTGTGCACGCAGTTGGTCTAGGTTGCCGGGTTCCATCCAGTACGCGTCACCGTCACTGTCAAGCGCAATGGGTTCAGCGGGGCCGATGGCTTCCAGGTCGCCGGTGCCTTTGATGGCCAGCATGGGGAACGCGGCTAGTTCTTCGACTAGGGTGAGGTTCGCTTCGGTTTTCCAGAGGGCCATGAGGCTGGGTGCTGCTTGCAGCATTTCACCAATGGGTAGGCCGTCGTTGGTGGTTGTCATTTGTGCAAGGCGTGGGACGGGTGCGTTTTCGATGGTGGTGGGTGGCGTGCCTAGGAGGGTTGGGTTGTTGAGGTTGCGCCATTCGCGGATGGTGGCGTTGTTTTCTCCGTCGCTCCAGTCGTAAATGCGGACGGTCCAACGGTACGTGCGCGTGAAGTTCGTGTCGTTCGTGTCGAAGTCGCTTTCCCGCGTTCCGGACGTGAGTTTTTCGCTGGTGAAGATGCTGGTGCTCCAGGCTTGGTACAGGCCGTCGATTTGGTCCATGTCGTATTCGTTCGTGTACGGTTGGAGGTACCCGCCTAGGCGTGTAATGCGTGTCGTGCCGTCTTCCATGGTGTGGGCCATGCCTGCGGCAATGCCGTCAATGATGAGGTTGTTGATGCTTTTGCGGGCGAAGTTCATGAGGTCTAGGCTGCGGAGTGCTTCGTCGATTTCTTGGTCGTTGCCGCTCCAGTTGATGCTGCCTAGGATCGCGTCGGTTTTGGTGTGCATGATGCGTGGGCCTAGGGTTTGCATTTGGCGGAGGGCGCGGGTGTACGCGCGTTTGCGTGCTTGGTTGTACGCGGCTGGGAGTAGGTAGTCTTCGCGCGGGCGCCAGGTTCCTTGGGCGATATCGTGAGTGATTTCGCTTTCGATGATGCGGTCGTAGATTGCCATGAGTTGGTCGCGGGCGATGCTGGTGTTCAAGTCGATCATGTGGTGACCCCCGTGATCTTGCGTAGTTTGCGCAAGTCAATGTGCGTTGGTTTGAGTAGCGCATGGTGGAGGGCCGCCAGGGCGTCCACAATGTCGTCGTGCGGATCTTTGACGCCAGTGAAACTGCATACTTCTGTGGTGAGGTCGTCTACCCAGTCTGCATGTCGTGGGACTAGGATTTGTTGGTTGTTCCACGCGGCAGCTGCGGGTTGAGCGCGGGCGAACTTGTCGCCTGTTGCTTTGACTTCGTTGACTTTGATTCCTTGGTCTTTGAGGAATGCGCTGAGTCCTTTTTCGGTTCCGGCTAGCATCCACGTGACGTTGGTGATGGCGTGGGCTTTCATGCGTGCAATGTACTGCGCTGGTTCTAGTTGATCGCGCAGCATGTTGGTGATGTAGATTGTGTTGTTGATGACGCGTCCGGTGAGGGTGACGGTCCAGTCTGCGTTGGTGCGGCTGGTGTATGCCGCGTCAAAACCGTGGGCTTCTTTGTAGCCGGTGGTTGGGATGGTGTCGTAGTACGTGGGTTGGTTGAAGACGGTGCCGCCTAGTTCAATGAATTCTCCTAGAACTTCTTGTTTGTAGAAGTCGGCTGTGTATTGTCGCTTGAGTTCTTCTAGGTAGGCGGTGGGTAGGTATGGGTTGTCCATGGTGCGGGCGCGGGTGACTTGGGCTGTGCCGTCTTGCGTGTAGTCGTAGAGCCAGTGGTTGCGTCCGCGTGGTGTGGTTGTGAACCAGAGGTTGCCGGGTTCTAGCCTGAGGCGTCCTAGCATGATGTCTAGTGTTTCGCGGTTCATGAGTGCTGCTTCGTCTAGGCCTGCCCAGTTGAGGTTTGGTCCGCGTAGGCGGTCGGGGTTGTCGGCGCTGCGGAAGAGGATTTCGGTGCCGTTGATGAGGCGTGCGTTGAGGTCGCTTTGGTTGAAGCGGGTGATGATGGGTTTGGCAATGTCGATGAAGGTGCGGAGTACGCTGTCTTTGAGCATGGTGAAGGTGGGGGCGATGAGCATGCCGGTTGTGTTGGGTGGTTGGGTGAGTGTTTTGAGGATGCTGGCGCGTGTTTTGCCGCTGCCGACTCCTCCGATGAAAGCGGTTGTTCTGTTGGTGTTTTGAATGAATTGGCGTTGTGGTGGTGTGACGCTGTGCCTAATTGTTGCTGTTGGCATTTGGGGCGTCTACTAGGTCGATGATGATGTCGCCTTTGATGTCGGCTTGGATTTCTTGGCGTTCGACGTAGCCGCGGTGTTTGGCTTGTGTTTTTAGGTAGAAGATGATTGCGGTCATGTTGCCTTCGTTGATTTGTTGGTAGAGCTTGCCTTCTGCTAGGTCGGTGGTGCGTTCGCGGGCGTCTTCCATGGCTTTGGCGATGCTTGGGTGGCGTTCGCGTGCTTTGTAGATTGCGCTGCGGTCGACGCCTAGTCTGCGGGCGGCGACGGTGATTAGGCCGTTGGCGTCGTGGATGGCTTGTACGTATTCTTTGGTGGTGGGCATGTCACCTCCCGTGTTTTTATGGTGTGAGAGTGTGGAGCGTCCGGGTCGGTGTTGCACCGCCGCGTGACCCTGGTTGGGTTAGAGGCCTGCTTCGGACGCGCGTTTAGGATACCTTTTTGCAAGCGGTGCTATGCGTGTACGTAGTTCTTCGTCTAGCGGGTACAGATAGCGGTGCTTTAGCGTTGGCAGTTTGTATGCTTGCGGGTCTACGTTTTTTCGTAGCCAGTCAAGACTTTGTTTCCATCCTTTGGAATGAACGCTTTTACTGTGATACTTTTTGCCGTTGATTACGAAACCGCCGTCACCTGTGAATTTTCCTGCGTAAATCCAGTTGCCTGCTTGATAAATGCCGCCGTGGTGTCCTTGTGCCATTTCGTCTGCAAACGAAATTAGCAGCCGAATTCCTGGTGAGTGTTTTTTCAAAAGACGGATTGTGATCGCGATAATCTTGCTTGTAGGCGTTTTGTGTCCGTTTTTTAGTGCGACTCTTTGTAATTCTGCTACTTCATGTGTTTTGGCAAGTCCGTATTGTTCGCCACGGGTTGCGTTGCCTGCGCCCAATCCATACATGACTGCGCCTATGAACTGACCGTGCTCCCAGACTCCAAACCTGACAGGAGCGGACGGCATTGTTCGACTGTAGTGCCAATTGGTGACGGCGTACTTTGCGGCTTTGAAGTCACAGAACGCAATGTGTAGGTTAGGTGGTGAACTCATGGCCACATTCTGGGCAAGCAATAGGCGTTTTTTGATCCAATCGTTTTGGTTCTTCGTCTGTTGGTTCAAACGCAGGGTTTATTGTTCCAAGTAGTTCGTCTAGGTCGTCGGTGTCGTAGCCGGTGCCTTTGAGGGTGCCGGTTTCGTCTTGGAGTTGTTTGAGGATGTCTGCTAGTTGGTTGTCGTCGTAGGTGGCTAGGTCGTTGGTGCGGTTGTCGGCTAGGAGGATGCGGAGGGCGTGGTCGTCGTCGACGTCTACCCAGGTGACGGGTACTTGGGTGGCGTTGGCTTGGCGTGCGGCTTGCCAGCGGTGGTTGCCAGCTAGGATGTGGCCGGTTGATCGTTGGGCGATGATTTGTCCGTAGAAGCCGTTGTTTTGGATGCTTTGGTGGATTTGGCCGATGTCGCCTTGGCGTGGGTTGCGTGGGTGTGGGCGGATGGTGTCGATGGGGATGGTTTCTGTGGTTTGGTTGATGATTTTCATGGGTGTAGGGTCGTGCAGTTTGAGTTTACGTTGTTTCGTTTGGGTATTCAAGGTTGGGTGGGAGGCTTTGGCTTGCTAGTTGGGTGGCGTGGTGGATGGTGGGTGGGTGTGCTCCTAGTTTCATGCGTTGGGTGGTTTGGTCGTAGTAAGCGAAGGGGGGAGTGTGTTGGTTGAGGTTGATGGCGTGGATGGTGATGTCGTGGAGGATGTCGTACGTGTGTAGTTGGTGGGTGAGTTGGCGTGCCCATGTGGGTGTGGTGGTGTGGTGTTCGGTGGGTTGGTCGATGCGTGGTTCTGGTGGGATTGTGAAGTTGAAGTAGCGGGGTTGTGTGGGTGTGGGTTGTGGGAGGAGGTCGGGGTCGTAGTGGTCGTGTTGTGGGTGGTAGGCGCCGGGTGTGCGTGGGTTGTGGCTGGTGTGGGTGTGTTGGTGCCATTTGATTTCTTGTCTGAGGATGGCAATGTAGTGTTCTAGGATCCAGTCGCCGCGGTAGAGGGTTTGGTCGTGTGTTGGTTTGGGCATGGTTCATTGTAGGTTCATTAGTTGTCGGGTGAGGGCTTTGGTGGGTAGTTCGGTGGTTTGGAAGCGGTGGTTGCATTGGGGGCAGTGGCGGCGGCGTTTGAGTTCTGTGCGGTCGGGTTTTTGTTTGGTGCCTCCTGCGCGGGTTGTGATGACGCGGGTTTTTTGGTTGTTGCAGTTGGGGCAGGTCATTAGCTTGTTGTACCTTTCAATGAATTTGGTTGCTTGTGTTGGGTGGTATTTGAGGGTGTTGTTGGGGTAGTGGATTCTTTTGACTTCGACTTGGGCGTAGATTTCTTGGGCTAGGCGGGTGTTGTCTTTGAAGGCGCGTGTGATGTGGGTGCGGTTGTAGTTGAGTGCGTCTGCGATTTGTTGGCTGGTGTGCCAGTTGAGGGTTTGTTGGTAGTCGTTCCATTGTTGGTTGAAGGTTTGGGTGAATTGGTCGGCCCATTCGATTGGGACTGTGTATTTGATCCACGTGTGTGGGTTGTAGCGGAGTACGCCGTCTTGTTTGGCTTTGGTGAGTAGGTATTTGGCTACGCGTTGTGTTTGTCCTTTGTGCATGACGTGTTTAGCTTGGATGTAGCCGTCTGGGATTCCGCTTTGGAGCATGAGTTTGACGGCTTTGGTTTTGATGGCTTTTATGTTGCGGTTGGGTAGTTTTTGTTGGGCTAGGTGGGTTCCGCCTTCTTCGTAGGTTTGGATGAGGGTGCGGATTTCGTGTTTTGTCCAGTCTGGGTTTTTGGGCATGGGTTTGGTTCCTTTGGTGTGTGCCAGTTGATGTGGATGGTGGCTTGGCCTGGTGGTTTGGGTGGGTGTTTGGTGATGTTGAGTTGGGTGATTTGGTGGTCGTCGGCGTTGAGGGTGGTGAAGATGGCGTCGATGAGGATCTTGTCGTGGTTGTTGATGTCGCGTTTGCGTTTGTCTGGTGGGTGTAGGTGGAGGGTGATTTGAAATTGGGTTTGTGGGGTGATGGTTTTGGTTTGGGTGTGCCAGGTGGGGTGGTTGTTTAGGGTTTGTTGGATGTGTTGTGTGTATTGGCGGGCTTTGAGGCTTTTGATGCGTCGGTTGTTGTATGTGGCGTAGCTGGTGTTGGTGCTTGGTGGCCAGGGGAGGGTGAGGGTCATTGTTGGTGGAGTTTTTGTTTGAGTTCGTCTAGTTCTTGTTGGAGGCCGATGGTGTTGGTGGTTGGGTCGCCTTTGGCTTTGAGTGTGTTGTTGTGGGTGAGGCGTTGTAGGTGTGCGGTTTGGCGGTTGAGTTCTTGGATGGCGTCTTGTTTGTTTTTTCCGGTGAGGTCTTGGGTTTGGGTTTGGAGTGCGTTGATTTTGTTTTGTTGGTCGGTGATTTGGCGGCGGAGTTCTTGGAGTTCTTGGGTTCGCCAGGTGATTTGTCGTTGGGTGGCTTGTTTGCAGCAGGTTGTTCCTGGGTGGTACCAGGCGATTTTTCCGTTGGTGGAGTAGTGGACTTCGATGGTGTTGCAGTAGGGGCAGCCTTGGTGTTGGTTGCCTAGGATGATGGCGCCGGTGTTGTCGCGTGGTGAGTCTTGGAATGGTTGTTTCATGTGTGCTCCTTAGAAGAGGTCTTCGGGGTTGATGTCTAGGATGGCGGGGCGTTGGTTGGTTTTACGGGCTTGGTGTTTTTCGGCGTAGGTGGTGATTTTGTCGCGGAGTAGGTTGTCGATTCCGTAGGATCGTTCTATCCAGAAGTCTTCGTTTGCGACTGCTTGTACTGCTTGGGTGAATGTTGGTAGGGCGTCGTTTCCGTATTCTTTGATGTGTTGTTTGATCTTGCGTTTTCTGCTTTGGCTGAGTACGCGGATTTTGGGTAGGTGTCCGCAGTTGTTGTTCCAGGCTTGAAGGTATTCGTTGTAGTCGATTGTCGTCTTTGACGACGTATCTTTTAGTTCTTTGTAAGAAGTTAAATCTAAGAAGTTATTGTTGTTAACGGTTTTAACTTTGGCGTGTAAAGGATCTTTACTTTGGTTGCTTCTATTTTTAACTTTGGTGTCGCCAGAGTTAACGTTCTTTACATGGCTGTTCGTGGTGTCGAATGGGATGTTTTGACCGTTTTCAAAGTTGATGAAGTAGCGTTTTCCAGCTCTTCGACCGTCTGGGTAGTGGGTGTTTGTGGTCGTGATGAGTTGGTAGTGGGTTTCTAGTTTTTGGAGTGCTTGGTTGACTGTGACGCGGCTGTAGTTGCTGCGTCTGGCTAGGGTGTCTTGGTGCATGAAGGCGTAGCCTAGGTCGTCGTTGTAGAAGTCGCTTAGGTGGATGAGGATAAGTTGTTCGCGTGGTGGCACGTTTTGGCTGAGTGCCCACACGACAGCGCGGAAGCTCATATGTCATCCCTAGCATGATCGTAGGTCGCTTCGATAGCGCCATAACTTCTCAAGTCAGCAAAGTTGATGGTAATGAACGTTGTTTGATTCACGCCATTGGTTTGCTGCCGGTATGGCAGCCGTCCAAGGGCTAGGAATCGCATCATGATGGCCGTGTTGATGGCGATGGCTTGAAGCATTTTCTTGTGGTGCCTGTTGTAGTACCCGTAGACGAAGTACATGCTGGCGATCTTGTACATTTCGCTCAGCTCTCCGCTGGGGTTCATTTTTCTAATGGTGACGTCTTGACGGCTTTGGTATTGCGGGTCGCGGAAGCGTTCTTGGATGGTGAACGGTATTGGCGCGTGTTCGTTGGGAATGTGAACGCGTGCAATGCAGTCGATTCCTAGTTGGCCGTCTAGGATGTCGTTTCGCGTGTTGGTGCCAACTAGGGTGTTTTCGAAGGTGACGTGCTTGTTTGGGAATAGGCGTGGGTAGATGGTTTGTTTTGCGGCTTGGTGTGCTTCGTTTGTGAAGTTTGATCTTTGTTGATCGTAGGCTGCTTGAGTCATGTGGCAACCCGGTGTGATGGTAGGATTGCACCTGTCGGTGCCGCATTCACCGGCCTTTCAACGCCAATCGACCCTCATCGGTTGGCGTTCTTTTATGGTACGTCACCCGCGCGATACTTGCAAGGTCACCCGCATTTTGCTACGTTGTGCGTGCAGCCCCACTAAACCAAAGGCTGCTGGACCCGTTCGTCGTCACGGGCGTATTCGATTAGGAACACCCACTAGCAATCCGGCTAGTGGGTGATTCCTTGCCCCGGTTTTGGGGCGTTTGCATTTACGGAAACTCTGGTGGCAGATCAAACTTTGGGTCTGGAGAATGCAACGGGCATTCTGGGTTTTCCCATTGCCGGATCATGCTGTCCGGGTCTCCAGGTGCTTGCAGCCACCCGCACTTGCAGTACCGGTTCTCCCAGTCCGGCTGTTTCTTCCTTTTGCGCTTTGGCTTGTCAGCAGTCACTCTACGCTCCTGCGCATAGCGTGCTGCTTTTTGTTTTCTAGGTCTTGCATTTCAACCATGTACAAGCTCATGCGAAGGTGAAAGCGTGACAGTTCGCGAAGCGCGTGCCTGCCTTCGTCATCGTCCCAGTCGCTTGCCATGGTCCAGTACCTGTCCGCGTGGCTGGCGTGCTCTTGTGCCATGCGGGCGTACTTGCCTTTCACAGGTCAACCCAAGTGTCTTCGTCTGCTTTGCGTTCAGCGCGTTCTTGTGTCAATTCGACGATCTTGTCGTTCATGAAGGCACCTGCGGCAGCGATGATGACGATGCCGAAGAGGATGACCGCGATTGCAAGCATTATGTGTTCCTTTCAGTGATTGGGTTGCGGCGGTTGACGGCAACGCCGTGATCGCGGTGGTACCTGTACACGACCCAGGCGGGTGGGTTGCGCCACTCTTGCATTGCTACTTCGTGATCGACAACGCGCTTGTGGAGGCGTGCCAGCCACTTTTCGGTTGGTTCAATCTTAGGCGTGCGCTTCGGCATTGTTTGACTCCATTTCATCAAGAATGCTTCCAGCCATCCACCGGGCGTTCAACACTGCACTTGCAGCTGCGTGCCGGGTAATGCGTTCTGTTTCAACTAGGCCGTCCACGTACCCGTTGATGAGGTTCATGAGCATCACGTCGTTTTCGACAACGTACTTGCGGACGGTTGGGTTGAGAATCGCAATAAACGCTTGAATGGCTTGGTATGGGGTGAGTGACGCGCTTTTCATTTGATTCTCTGTGGGCGGGGGATGCGGGGCACGACGGGTGCTGGCATGACGCGTGCTGGTGCTGGTTGCTTGCGGAGGATCTTGTTGATGAGTTGTTTGAGGTTCACTTGTTCTCCTTTTTGCGTTGCAGTTTGAATGCTTCCAAGTCGTTGCGATCCACGAACTTTTGTTGGCCGATGGTGAGCGCGGGAATTTGTTTGTCGTTGACGATTTGGTGCATTCGTTGTCGACTGATTCCTAGTTCGTGCGCGGCGTCGGTCATGCTGACTAGGTTCATGTTGCCTCCTTTCTGGTTGCACCCTACACCCTATGTTGACACGTGTCAACAGACGTTGTATGTTGAGTGCGTCCCCAGGAGGGACTAAAGGAGGCAAGACATGCAAGCGAAGGAATCGTTCATCAACGACAAGCAAAAGGCCGTCATTGACTGGTACGTCAGCCGGTTTGCGTTGCGTAATGACGTGACGCCTGAAACGGTTGAAGTGGCAACGTCTCACAACGACGGCATCCTCACGATGACTGCGCGGATTGCTGCTGACGGTCTTTTCGTGATGATGGATCAGTGCGGCATCATTCAAGCTGACGGACGTTTGCGGTAAAGGAGGCAAGACATGCGCGTGAAGGAATGGTTCATGGAACGCAAGATGCAGGGGTACGACGTCGACGATGACCATGGCACGTACCACAACGAACCTAGTCTCATGGAGCACTTGACGGACTTCTACGAACTCATGTTCCTGCAAGAGAAGGAGAGTGACGATAGTGAGTGACCTGGTACTTAGCATGGATGACCTGGCGCGGGTGAGCGAAATGTTTGCCCGCAGCCAGTACTTCATGGACGCAAAAGAAGCTGCGCAAGTTGGCGTGAAGATCCTGGCCGGCCGTGAACTTGGCTTCGGCCCGTTCGCTAGCGTCAACGGCGTTCACATCATCAAAGGCAAACCAGCCGTCGGCGCGAACCTCATGGCAGCCGCAGTGAAAGCGCACCCGAAGTACGACTACCGCGTTCGACGGATGGACAACGAAGAATGCCAGATTGAGTTCTTCCAAGCGGGTGAATCGATTGGTGTGAGCACGTTCACGCTGGATGACGCGCGGGCTGCTGGCACGCAGAACTTGCAGAAGTTTGCGCGGAACATGTTGTTCGCGCGGGCCATGAGCAATGGCGTGCGCTGGTTTTGTCCGGACGTGTTCACTGGCAGTGCCGTGTACACGCCGGAAGAGTTGGGTGCCACGGTTGATGGCGATGGTGACGTGATTGACGTGACGCCCGTGGAAGCGCCTGAGCCTGCACCTGCGCCTACTGAACCGGCACCAGCAGTGGAGGCCCCTTCACGGCCTTCTCAGGGCCTGTCAAAGGATGCTGCGCAACGGCTGCACGTGGCACTCACGAAGCTTGGTGTCAAAGATCAATTCGAAGTTGCAACTTCCGTTACTGGGAGGGAAATCACGACATTCTTGGACTTGACGGTAGAAGAAGCCAAGGCAGTGCACGCACGCGCTAACGGAGGAATGTGATGAGCATCGAAGAACGCTTGAATGACATGCTGGCCGATGACACGCAACCCGACGGTTTCGGAACGGAAACCTTTACGGTCACCACTGAAGATCAAGCTGCATGGGCCAGCCGCAAGTTGAACGCCGCGTACGCTGAACAAGCCCGCATCAAAGCATGGGCTGCACGTGAACACGACCGCATTAACGCAATCGTCGAACGGGAGTTGAAAAGCCCGCAATCCACGATTGATTACATGACCAGCCTTTTGCACGCTTGGTTCAATCAACTGTTGAACGCGGGAAGACGCACGAAAAGCATTGACTTGCCTGGAGGCCGGTTCGGCGTGCGGAAGACTGCAGCCCGCTTGGACGTTACTGACGAACCGCAAGTCATCAAGTGGCTGGAAGATGTTGACGCGCTGGACGTTCTTCGCGTGAAACGCAGCATCGACAAGAAAGCGTTAGCCCGCCGCGTGAAAGTGATTGAAGGTACTCCCGTTGATATCGTCACGGGCGAAGTCATTCCATTCATCAGCACTCACCCGGAAAGCGAAAACCCTTACTTCACTCCAGAGGAGCAATCATGAACCAGTTCTTTCTTCGCGGCAACCTCATTGAAAAGCCTGAACTGAAGTACACGCCCAGCGGACTAGCAATCGCAACGCTAGTCATTGCAGGCGCCATGCCGGAACGCAAGTGGTACCACCGCGTCAACCTGTACGGCACGTCCGCCGAAATCTTTGCGGAAACGCAAGTCAACACGATCCTTGCCGTTCTAGGCAATTACCAGCAGCGCGTCAGCATGAACGGTAACCGCTTCACGAACATGGTTGGCAACACCGTCAGGGCCGTCAAGGCCCTCCCAACGGACACGTGGACTGGTGACGCGCGTGACAACAAGATCCTTGAATCGCGATTGTCGATCGACAGTGCGCAATGCTGGATTAGTGGCAACGTCACGAAAGACGTGCGTCTTGCTGAAACAAGCCGCGGTCGCGTTGCCAACCTTTACGTTGCAATCAATGAGTACGTGAAGGGTGAGCAGAGGACCACGTTCTTGCAGGCCACCGCGTTTGATGATGGTGACGCGTATGACGTGATGGCTGGCGTGTCGAAAGGCACGTACGTTGTCGTGAATGGCGTGCCGTTGATCAACCGGTGGACTGATAAGGAGGGCAACACGAAGTACGATCCGAACGTGATTGCTACGTCGTTGCACGTGGGTACGCGTGAGGGAATGAACTTGCCAAATGACGTGCGTTCTGCGCGTCCTGCTGGCCGTTCGCGGGTGGAAGTGGATGATGAGTTTCCGCCGGAAGAGGATCTTCCGTTTTAATGCGTTTCGTGAGCTTGTTCGCTGGCATTGGCGGCTTTGACCTGGGCCTAGAGCGGGCAGGCTTCACGTGCGCTGGGCAGGTGGAGATCGATGATTACGCGACGCGCGTGCTGGAGCGGCATTGGCCGGACGTGCCACGGTGGCGTGACGTGCGCACGTTCACCGGCACGGAGTTCGGGCCGTTCGACATGCTGGTCGGCGGGTACCCCTGTCAACCGTTCAGCGTAGCTGGTAGCCGAAAAGGAGAGCATGATGAAAGGCATCTTTGGCCCGAAGTCCATCGAATCATTCGCAACGTACGACCAAGAGTCGTCCTCCTGGAGAACGTCCCAGGGCACCTTACCCTGGGGTTCGACAGGGTTCTTGGGGACCTGGCCGCGTGCGGGTACGATGCGGAGTGGGACTGCATTCCAGCAGCCGCCGTTGGTGCCCCTCACCGACGTGACCGGCTCTTCATCGTGGCCTACCCCCAGGGCGAACCCAGCAATGGCGGCACGGATCACGCCAGAAAGCGTGTGGCATCCGGACAGGAACCCGAACCTAGAGACGGTCGTGGGACGTCGAATGTGGCCAACGCCAACAGCTCACGATCCAATCCTAGAAAAAAGAATGCAAACGCAAGGAACGTACGTGACCGAAACTGGAACGATACGCAAACGCAATCCCAATGGAACCAGCAGCAACCTGGGATTGCCAGCAACCGTCGGTGGGACCCTGAACCCAACGTGGGTAGAGTGGCTGATGGGATTCCCCACCGGGTGGACAGACTGCGAACCCTAGGCAACGCCGTCGTGCCCCAAGTCGCTGAGTTCATTGGTCATCGAATCAAGGAGGTTTGGAATGCCGTACAGGATTGATGTTGAGGATGGGGAGTATTGCGTTGTGAAGATTGATGATGGGCGGGTGATGGGTTGTCATGGCACGCGGCGTGAAGCACTTGCGCAGCTTGTCGCGATTGAAGCGTCTGAGGAGGAACAAGACGATAGGAGTTGACACGCGTCAATAGACTGTGTATTGTTGATCATCCCCAAAGGGGAGACACCAAAAGGAGGCAAGACATGCAACCCGACTTGAAACCACACGCAATGAAAATGGTGGATCGCTACATCAAATCCCACCCAGCCCTTGACACCGGCCTGAGCATCGCGGAAAAAGTCGTTTTTGAGTTCGCTACCGACGATTTGACCAAGGACGCTGAACTCCTGGCAGTCGTTGCCGAATACGCGGTCGCTGAAAAAGAAGACGTGGGGTACATGCCAAGCTCCCAAGACCTCATTGAGCGCATTAAGTCCTGGGCTAAAGGCAAGCCAATCACCACCACGGTTGTTGACCTTTACTTCTTCAGCATTTACGACGATGCGGAGACTTACGCTACTTACGCTCAGTGAACACCAACGCCCCCGCTTCGGCGGGGGCACACCCCACCCCAATAGGAGGCCACAATGAACGACAAAGACTACGACCGCATCAAAGAACTCCTCCTCTACCAAGAAGAAATTGACCTCATTCAACAACTCCTCAAAGACCACGCTAGCAAAACCCGCGGCCTCAAAGGCAAGCACGACCCCCACTACCTGAAGACCGAAGACCTCCAACAACAAATCCGCAACCAACTCTGGGAAGCCAAACGATGACCATCGCCTGCGACAACACCACCTGCCACGCCTGGAACCAACCCGTCGAAGCGCACTACAACAAAGGCACCGACATCAACCCGCCGTACCTGCTGAATGACACGTGCCGCGTTTGCGGTGACGCACTCAGCCACCCGCCAATCAACATTAACGGCATCCTCAACGCCATTGCTGAAGAGTTCGACGCGTACTACCAACCAGCCGTCATCGACGATCAAGCATTAGTTCACGCTATTGTTGAAGAGTTGCGTAGGCAGTACAAGCACGAAGTTGCAATCATCAACGCTAGCCTTCCCGCAGTAGCACCATTCTAAGGAGACGAACATGATCTACATTGACGCGAAGTTCAACAACAAGTCGCACCTTCACCGCGTCCGCGTCACCCTTGATGATGACGTGTGGTACGCCGAAGTTAAGTACTGCGATGACGCGCTTGACGCTCTCAAGGCCGTCGACAGTGCCGCCCGGGATATCGTCGAAGGTAGCGGCTTTAGCATGGAAGAAGCCATTCGCAACCTTGACGACAACCTGCACGACGCGTACGAAGACATCAACGAATAAACCCAACCCAATACCAAGACAAGCTCCCGCCGCAAAGCGGGAGTTTTACTTTGCCCGCCTGAAATCCCAGTGCACGTCACCACGCAAAGCATTCACAAACCGAAAGTCAGCAAACCACCCCGACGGGATCACCGGCCCACCACCACGCTCCACGTGCCACCCACCACTACCGTTCTTAAATTCATTCTTGAAGGACGACACCACGTAATGCTCCTGCTCCGTCGCGTACACGCGCCCGTTCGACAAGAGACGATGCTGTTCATGCGCCACAAAGTACGAATTGTGAATGTGGCCACTCACCACGATCCGCGCGTCCGGAAATGTCACGGCACGCCTTTGCGCTTGAATCACGCCCTTCGTCACCGGCCCACCACCACCATGCCCATGCGCCAGCCACAACGGCACCGTCGACCTTTGCGATTGCCTACGAAGGCGAAGCATTGCGTAACTGCTGTACCCCGGCGCTAACGCTTCAGTACCAAGACCGCCCACGAAGTGCCTCACAAGGTCCACGTTGTGATGCTTCAACACTGACGTCTCATGATTCCCGTGAAGAACAAGCCACAGGTTCGCAGCGTACGGCTTGAACCACTCCACGGCCGTGTCAATCAACGCCGTCAAGTAATCATTCCGCTGGTGCTCCGCGCGAACACTTTCCTTCGATCCGCGCTTGTCACCCGTCACCTGCATCGCACAAAACGTGTCACCCAACAAAGCAATCCAATAACCTTCACTCACAGCTTCATCCAGCACACGCTTCAACGCGCGACGATCACACTGCGGGTGATCCCAGTGCAAGTCACCCAAGAACAAGACCTTCCCAACGTCTGACAGTGAAGTCATTTGGAACGTCAACGCTGGCGTGCCATTCAACAACTCCCGCTCAACCTGCACGCTCATGCTTTCACGCGGCCACGCACGCGATCCACGCCCATGCTTAACAACTTCACTAGCACCTCAAGCGTTTCAGGGTCACGTGATTGCAGGAACGCAATGTCCTGCACGATCTCAAAATCAATCATGGAATCTCCCACGTGCAACACAAGGCCATCATCGAACAACTCTAGAGCAACGTCAGGAACTACCATTCAGCACCCGATTCAAGATCCACGACACGACACCGGCAAGGCTAATGCCGCCAATCGTGGACAGAATCGCGTTGATGGCTTGCTGTCGCGCCAGGCGCAACTCCAGTGCTTGAATGCGTTTCTCATGATCTTGCAGGAAACGATCGCGTGACTCCAACCGCTCATCCAGAATGCGTTTGATGTCTGCGAAACCTTCACGCATTTGTTTCTCCAGCCGCTCAAACGCGTCGTACAGGTTTTCAATCCGATACTGCGTGACCGTTGGATCTTGGCCCACGTTATGCTCCTCCCCACAAAAAAAGTGGGCACCACCCTAAGGCAGTGCCCATCAAGAGCCAACAAACGTGTTTAGTCGCGAAGCATGCTCTTGTACACGTCCTTGAACTCCTCAGCCGTCGTTGCAGCCTTCACGGCAGGTTCCAGGAGGTCCGCGTCCACGATCACGTCATCAGCTTCTACATCAATCCGCTTGAACAAGCCGGTAGCGTGAAGCACGTCAACAACCAAGTCAATCAACGACCCAATCACGTTCACGTACCGCTCAGACAGGCCCTGACGCGCTAGGAACTCCAGTGCCTTGTCCCGCTTCACACTGCCTGGCGTACCGGCCTTCAAGAGCTCCTCAACAAGCATGACGGTAGCCAGAACGCGCGGCAGCCATTGAATCACCAGTGAAATCTTGCCAATCACATTATTCCCCTTTCAAGGGCAGAAGGCGAAAGTGGAGATACTCCGGATCACCTCCTTACTTGCCAGTGTACGTGATCCTCCTCATGAACCTTCGAAGCCTATACGCGATGAACTTACGCGACATCAAGCTTGACGCCTGCACCCCTGGCCAGGGCACGAACGTTGAACTTGACGTTGTGTGACTTACCGTTGCCTGCCGCGGCAAGACGTGCACTCATGCTGCGATTGTCAATCATCACGTCCGCTGTCATTGGCTTGTCGGCAATCCATTGCAAGACCTTGTTCACGCGATTCATCCACCCTTTCCCGAACGTGTCAAACGTGCTGAGGCTAGTGTAGAAGCGAATGCGTTTCGCTAGGAACAGTTCAAGCGTTGAGTACGTCTGGTACCAGTCGATTGCTCTGGTGAGGCCGTGGTTGACGGCAGCGTCACTCACCATGGCTTGCATTCGTTCGCTCAGGACGACCTTCATGACGGGCGTAATGTAGTCGCGCACGTAAATTTCGCGGGCTTCGTCCACCGTCAAATTGGGAATGTCCAAGTGCGGGTACGCGCGTTGACTAATACCGTATTTCGTGACGCCGCCCGGGTCAGACGGGTGGTCTACCAGGCCGCCTTCTAGTTCGATGATGAGGTCAGCAATGTCTATCGCGTACTGGTTCACGCGGGAGCTGC